GCTCTAGGTCTTGCAACAGAGTCTTTACTTCTTTTTCTAAGTTGAGCAATAGCAGATTCTTTTAATGCTTTTTCTTTTCTTAATTTTTGTAAATCTTTTTCTAAGTTCATTATTTTTTCTTTGTAAATGTTTTTACGTTAGTTGGTTTACCACCTGGATTACCTGCTGCTCTTTTTCGTTTGACAGCACTCGCCTTTTGTCCACTTGTCATCCGTGTGGCTTTTGCAAGTGGTACGCATTTTGGATACTTCCTTTTGCTCCCCTTGCTTCTCCCGCATGGTTGATACTTGCCGTCTTTCTTCGGTGCTCCAATGTCTACCCATTTCTCTGATACCCATTTTCTTAAACCACCTTCGGCAAAATTCCTACGCACACGCCGCTCTTTTTCTTCTAGCCAAACCAGCTCTCATCAAACCACCATCTGCAGCTTTTTTTCTACCACCTGGTTTTATTTTTCCAGAGCAAACTCCTGAAGCATACATATTCGCATATGCTGAAGGATATACTTTAAATTTTCTTTTAGCGGCTGCTTTGCCTTTTGCACAAAGTTTAGCCATTACTTAGAAACCCTTTTTCCTTTTTTATATCCCATTCTTTTTGCAACTTCTGGTGCTTTTGCTTTTAAAGCTCTTAAACCTTTTCCTTTTTTACCTGCTGGTATCTTTTTTTTATTCATTATTTTTTTCCTCCTCTAAAAATTTGTGTTCCCTTTATACCATAAATTGACGCCACGACAAGTATCCATAAATTTGTGAACCATGACGGGAGCTGCGAGAACATGTCGAAGAACAATTTTACCTTGTCCATCGCTGTTGGGTCATCCGATATTACTGCCCACGCCAAAATTAAAATTGGAGCCGATAATATTATGAGCACCGCCTCGTCTTTCCAGTCCGATTGTCTTGCCTCAAGAAGTTTGCCTTGGTAAGCTTCCTGACCTTGGGCCATTTTTCTTGCATGCATCATTTGTGCATCCGCCATGAGCATTTTAGTCTCTTGACGTTTTTTGAAAATGTGAGTGCCTGCTTGTGCGGCTAATTTAATTGCCGAAAACCACATATTAGTAAGCTTTTGATTTTCTTTTCTTGTCTGCTAGTACTGCACCTTGACCTTGAACTTCTTCTTCAGGTCCACCAGTACCAATTAAGTTAAAAGCTTTGTCAGCAGTAGTTTTTGATCTTGGATCAATCTCAGTTTGCTGTTCACCAACCTTAACTTCTTTAATATTGTCTAATTTTTCCATAATTGTCTCCTTATTTTTTTATTTTAACTGTTTTTTTACTAATTGTCACTAACCTTTACGCATGATTTCAACATTTGGAACCATATTTTCAGTATTCTTCATCATTGAGTCTGCACTAGGTATAGTTTTGCTTAAAATTGTCTTTTCAATTGACGTATCAGCTCTTAAATTTGCTAATTCTTCATTTTGTTCTAGTTTTTCATCTTGATTTCGTTGATTCATCATTGTTCTCATCTTATCAAGGTTTATTTTTTCTTTAGACTCTTGTTCTTTTCTATAATTTTCTTGTGCTCTAAGGTCTAATTCTCTTGATCTTAATTTAGCAATAGGATCATTATCGAATTGTGAAGTAATTTTCTTTTCTTCATTCATAAATTCTTCCATCATGTCAGCAATTAGTTGTGCTTTTCTTGCTTCCACTCTTTGTTGCATCATCATAAACTGCATCTGCATTTGTTGAGCAGCTTGTGGGTTTTGTTGTGCCATCATTTGCATTTGTTGTTGCATTTGTTGCATTTGAACTAATTCATCTTTTAATTCTAATTCGATTTGTTCTTGAGACATTAAACTAATATGTTCAAAAATATTTTTTTCAAGGCTTGCCATTACCATTGGATTATTTCTAGCTATATTTGTTGCCATAAAATTTAAGTGAGCAGTTATATGTGCTCTATGATCTTGACCTGGAAATGCTTGAAACTGTTTTCCACCTAATGCATCAATATGTTCTAATGCAGGATCTTTTGGCATTGGTTGCATTGGTCTAATTAAAACTTGATCAATATCTTTTACACCTAATGCTTCATACATATTTCTATAAGCAGAATACATATTATGCATTTGTGGATTAGATTGTGCCAGCTGGAGTTCCGTTTGCGCAAGTGAAATACGCTGTGTTTGAGAAAAAATGTTAGGGTCAGCAACTGGCACTATATCTACCCTATCATCAAAATCAGATTTCATAATCATTTTTTGACCCCCAACGACATCATACGGATATTCTTGTGGTAGATATAACTTGAATACTCTAGCTAAAATTTTAAATTCATTTTTAAGAGCTGAGTAAATTCTTTTGTGAATTGCTGACATTGTTCTACTTCCTCTTTCAAGTAGAGCAACTGTTGTTCCTACTGCTGCTTGTTGATTGCCATCACCAACTTGTAAATCTGCAATCGATGCAAATCTTTGACCAGCGTTCACTACAACACCCATTAAACTTAATAAAGTTTGTGATGGTTCTTTAAATGGTAACATCATAAATGAATCTCTTAAATTTCCACCAGGTGCATCTACATCTCTAAACTCACCGGGTTGAATTGATTGTGCATCGTCTCTAATTCTAATACCACGCATTTTAAAACCTGCAGGTAAGTTAGATAAAGTTCCTGCATCTAATAACTGTCTTAATGCAGAAGTTGCAGTTCTTGATAATCCACCGATCATGTGAATTAAACCAAAACCATAAAAACCAAGTCCTGGTAAAAATTTAAAGTGTACAAAATATTGTACTTTTCTTTTCATTGGATCACCTATTTCATAGTTTCTTCTAATAGATAAAATTTCATGAGATCCTTCTATAAAAGTTACTATGTATGGAATCTTAATTCCTGAGGGCTCACCAGTCTCTTGATTCATATCTTCGAAACCTTCTAAATCTAAATCAACGTGACATTCTAATAATGTAAATACATCTTCATCTTTTGTTTTTGTAACTCCTTCAAGTTCTCTTTCTTTTTTCTCAACATCAGTTTCTTTGTCTTGAGGTTTTCCAATTTCTACATCTTTATAAAAACCTGCTACTTGTTGTTTTCTTAAATCGTTTTCAGAAATTTTTACTCGATGAATAATTGCTTCCGCATCATCTAATGAGGTAGCTGTGTACGGAACAATTAAATCATCTGCAGGAACAAACTTTGATACTGCTCTTTGTTCCATATCATCATAATAAACTTTTTTGAAAGCAGAACCTGCGAGTGGCAAATTAAATAACATTTGATCAAACTCTGGTTCATACTCTTTCATCTTTTCCATTATTTGATAATTCATAAAATCTTTAACACGAGTTGCTTGTTGTGTTTTATCAGGAGTAGGCATTCCTAAAACTTGAGTTCTAACTGGACCATTTGCTGGTAATAATTCTTTATAAGCTAGCGCTTGAAACTGTGTAACTGCTTCAGCTAATACTGGATGTGTTGCACCTGATGCACCTGCAAAAGGTTCTGTTCTATTATCGTATTTAAAACCTAAAAGGTCTAATCCTTTAGTATAAGTTTGTTCCCACTCTTTTCTTGAAGAAGAGTAGTCCATATATTTATTATTTAAGTCAGAAGATAATTCTCCTAAAACATCGTCAGGTAAAAATTCTGCTAAATTTGAATAATGCTCATCACCACCTTCTGGTGATGCAGCTTTTGGATCTAAATTAATATCAACTGAACCATCTTCATTCTCTGTGACTTCTACATCATCAGGTGATTGCTGTTCTTCTGTTACTTCTTCTATTACCTGTTCTTGAACTTCTTCTTCACCAGGTAATTCAAATTCTTTTCTTACTTCGTTTGGAAGTGATTTGTCTATATCCGCCATTTATTTTTTCTCCAGATTGTTTAACTGTTTTAACAGTATTATAATTAATATTCAACCCCTGAGGCATGGGTCCTGATTTAGGGGGTATTGTAGTGGTTAGTCTTTTAGACATTATCAGGTCTCCTAATTAGTTTTTGAACGTCAATTAAATCTATTTGTCCACCTAAAGGATCTTTAAATTCACCTGAACCTAGTCCAGGGGCACCTTTACCCTTTAGACTTTGTAAAGCGTTTTGAGCCATTGTTAAAATTCCTTTTCTTTCAATAGATCTAGGTTTTGCTTGTTTTAGATTTAAACCTGCTTCTCCTTTACCTATAGTCATTTTTGGATCTCTAATTTTTTCTTTAATCATAATTCCACTTGGATCTAATGCAGTTCTTCTAATGGACATTCTAGATTTTATGTTTGAATATTTTGGATTATCCGATCTTAGTTGTCTATCTTCTTTCATTAAAGCAGCTATTTTTTCTGTTTTAACTTCAGGTTTTAATTTTTCATTTCTATATACTGTTAGTATTTTATTAAAATTATTTTGAATTTTTTTTTCAAAGTTTTCATAACTTTTAATATTTACATCCGCAGGAAGATAAGCCAAATTAGACAAAGTAACTGGAGTATTATACTGACCTATGTGAGATAGATTAAGACCTCCTTTACCTGCTATCTTTTTTTCTATATTTGGATTAGATATTTTTTTTAAACGTTCTAATCTTTTTTTAGATGTTATAGCTTTTTGAGTTTTTTGTTTCTCAGGATCAGCTGGTGTAATTCCCTTTTTTTGAAATACAACATCTTTATTTTTTGTATCTGTTCTTGTTAAAATTTTTTCTTTTTCAAATCTTGTAGGTGTATAATTTTTATATTCTGGTTTATTAATAATTGCTTGTATCTGTGTAGTTGTTTTAGGAGTAAATTGATTAGCACCTTTTATATTTCTAACTTCACCATCTTTTGTTCTAAAGCCAGTATTTCCTTTTTGAAAACCCATTCCTGTTTTAGGATCACTTCCTCCCGCTTTAAAATTAACTCTACCTCCATCTGCATATCTATCTAGTTCAGCATCATACTGTTTTATTTTTTCAGTGACCATTTCACCTTTCTCACCAAACAACGGCATGACAATATCATAATAATCTGA